CTATCCAACTGAGCTACAGGCGCGTATTGATTTTCCTTGTGTTTTTACTTCCTTAACTTCTTCCTGATTCAACTGTTGTGGATTTTGATGGGACTCCAAAACAGGCATAACATTTAGCAGGTGTTCATCTGTCGGGTTCGTATATCTCTGGGCTGTCTTCGGGTCTTTGTGTCCCACGATTTTCATAATAAAAAACGGGTTTGTTCCTCTTTGGGCTGCCCGGGTGCAGAAGGTATGTCTCAGATCGTGGAAGCGTAAATCTTTTATTCCTGCCCGATCACATGCCCCCTGCCAAGCCTTCTTGATGTCCTTTATCCTGCTGCCGTCATAATTAGTAAAAATATAATCGTCATCAGAAACCTTATATATAATCTCTCGCATGATTTTTGTCAAATCCTTATTAAGTGGCACTTTTCTATCTTCACCGTTCTTTGTGTCTTTCAATAGAATATATCCACCTAGATCACCCAGAAAAACATGCTTCTTTTTCAGTTTGAATATTTCACTCCTGCGCATTCCAGTATAAAGAGCGAACAAAACTATGTATCGCATGTGCGCTGCAGGTTTTCCATTAGTGAAAAAACGTTTTTCCTCATCCAATGTCATAACCCTTTCCCGTGACTTCTCCTGAAAATACTTGATACCTTTTACAGGATTCTTGATCTCAATCTTTTTCATTTCAGCGTACCAGTTATATAGCCTTTTTAACAGTGCCAGTTCCCTGTTGATGGTAGTAAAGGTGATCTCACTTTTTTCTTTTTCTTTGTTCTTATCCTGATTCATGATCTCTTTTTGCCGGGCGTTTTTGTAATGAATGACATCATCAGAAGTAATTGCCAAAAATTTCTTTTTCTTAAAAAACTTTTTCAAATGCCTTTCAGATACCAAATCCCTTTTCCATGACTTCTTATCAACCTTCGCCACATTTTCAATATATTCCTTCAGTACAATTGCAAATCCAACATCCCGTTTTTTCCGCTCCTGCTTCTCTGCATACTTGCCGGTCAAAACCTCAATCTTAAATTTCTGCTCCAACTCCCTCGCAACAGATTTACTGGACACTTTCAAGCTCTTGACATACCGTTGCCCGTCATGAATAAAGTCTGCATAGTAAATACCATTTCTTTTATACATCTGTTTTCTCCCCAAAATATAAAAGCACGGAGAATGCCTTCAGCCCATAAACAGGCTGCCCCATGCGTCACCGCATGGAGATTCTCCGTGCAATACGTTCTTTGATTTTGGACAAAAAAATAGCCATGTAACCTCTGGCAAAAGGGTTTGTGTTTTCAAGGCATGTATAGTATAGCATGTAATTAGTTCATTTCAAATAAAAAGGTTTAATAATGTTTAACTTTTTAAAAAAGAAAGACCCGATTGAAACAATTACAAAAAACATTTTGTGTCGCTCCCGTATGTATGTCGATATTGTTGAAGAAGCTTATAATAAATTGCTCAACGAATCCCTTTTACCGCAACTAAAATTTTATATACTTTTTGAAATGATTTGGTTTCAATTCCATCATATAGACAGGTTAGCTTTTGAGTTTGGCGTTTCAGAAGAAACAAGAATAAACATTAGAGAATTCATGATACTGAATTTAATAGATTTCGACATTCTTCCTTTAAGTAGCCAATGTAAACTAATTGAAGATGGCATAACTCCTTCTGTTGAAGCATATGGAATTACAGCGGGTGATATTGCATACAAAATTTTTACTCCAAAATTTCTTAAAGAAATTGAAACTGCAGAAGAAGACTATAAAGAATGCAATGCTTTTTTAGCCAAAAGTCCTTTTAACCAAACTGGTTTTTTGAATAAACTATTGCTAAGAACATTAAATCATTTTGAAAATATACCTGATGTAGATTTTTTTTCTGCGTTATTGAAACCAACAAGTAAAATATTATTAGAGAAAAAGCTCGTTAAAGAAGATAAAAAAGCCCTTGGTGTGTTCAAAGGCTAAATTATTTGCATTACCGTACCCGTGTTTTTACTGCAGCCCTGAGATAATCCCGCAGTGCTTCTAAGGCTCTAGGTGCAATCCGCGACGGTCTTGCGGTATCCTTAAAATCAAGTTTCAAATCTCCCCCAACCGAAATGGATTTAAAATCCGGGTCATCAATGTTGTGCTTCAACTCCCACAAGGACTGTTCGCACTGTGCCTCCTCCAGTGCGTCCAGTTTATAGCCGTCATCGTCATCATATATTTCATCATCGCTATCAAAAGTGATGGTAAGATTCAGCCCGTTAATGGTGCGGAATGCTTGCTGAAGCGCAATGGCTTTGTTGTCTGCAGTTTCACCTGTCCACTCGGTCACGTTCAACCGGGTTCCGAAGTATGTGTCAGCATCTGCAACGCTGATATAGCTGTTATAATCCGTTGTAGGATAAGCAACAAGTGCCATGATAAAACCTCATGCTGAAAGTTCATTTAAAGTTCTTATGCGTCCATCTGCAACCATTGACTTCAGTGTCAGTTTGCCAGATTGAAACAGTTCAAATCGTTTTGTGCCTAAAATACCCTTTACAAATTCCGGGTCTTTTTTAAGCTGCTTCTTTAACCACTGTTGATATGTCGTTTTCTCGGAAACATATATCCTGTCACCATCGGTATCACGGGCAATGCGTTTGCCCGGTTCATGCTTTGCCTTTGGAACCGGCACAAATACACACCGGCAACCCCAATGAAGGGGAAGTACAGGCTTGTTTTCTCCGATCTTATACAGCTTATTATCCAGTGGTGCGCACCTTAAACAGGTTCGGCTATCCAGAGTTGCGATATGCTGCCAACCCCGTAAATGCTTTTTAAACGACTCTGTAGCCTGTTCTTTGGCATAATGGCTTGCAGACATCATGGCAGTGCGTGAAAGTCCTTCTAAGCCCCTTCTGCTGCCTTCTATGCCAATTGTGCGCAGCATTCTGGCAGTGTCCTTTGTTCCCTTACCCTCAATCATTGCCTGCCGTACAGCACCTGTAATTCTATCAACTGTATTGCTTTCCATTTTTTTGAGATAGTCGTTAATCATAAGCCCGTCAACGGTTGATGATTCAAACCATCCGTCAACAAACTCTTTTGACATCAAGGGCAATTCCACAGACATGCGCAGTGTACCGTTCAAAATTTTGTTTGTTGCCCCTGCGGTTCCCCCGATAACATCAGCCCCGGCATCCTGCAGTTCAATACCGATCTCCCGGTATACACCGGCAATCACCTTTTCAACTTCTTCTCTCTGAGCATTAAGCAGCTTCTTCTTCCGGGCAAAGGATGCGTTGTTATAGTCCCGGGTTTTTAGAATTGCGTCTTCCAATGTAGCAAGTTTTCCAAGTAACTTTTCATGCACTGCTGTCAAGTGCTTCAGCATGTCCTGCTGCAATTGGTTTGCACGTTTTTCAATCTGGTGTTGGTATTTTAAAAATTCGTCAAGCATATCATCTTAATGGGGAACAGGGGGGCATCACGCCCCCCGTTCTGCAAGGAAATGGGCTGGCAAACCCACTTGTTAAGCTTTAGTTATGCTGTCACTGTGTCGTTTTTAATACCCTGTAGTCTGGCAGCAGCTTTCGGGTGAAAAATGGCAACACCCACTATCCATTCAATTAAGGTTCGGTAAGCAGTCCCGCCCGAATACAGACCCATGTCGATTACGTCAACTCCACCACACTGCAGCCCAGAAAGATATTCTTTTGCTCCGAACCTTACGGCATAAATGCTTGTGGAAGCAGCAGAACCGCCTCCGGGGTTTGCTTCGGTAAACGGCAGGATGTCATTGCCTTCGTTGTCCTGCTCAATTATCGCAATGGGGATGTCATTATATCTGGCAATCTGCCTGCCGAAAGCATCAACGTCCCACGTAATGAACCCGCTCACGGTATAGGTGCGGGCAGCTGCGGTCAACAGTCTGCGCATGGTTTTGTTCATGAAAAGCACATCTGGACTGCCTTCCACTGCGTCAATCAGTTCATCAAGTTTTGCAAGAGAAAGGGCATCACCACCGGAAGTGCTACCGGCATCAATCAGCTGATCACCCGTCAGGCGCACCTGCAGTCCGTCAAACTCTCTTGGCTCACTTGAGCTATCACCTTTTAAAAATGTTTTTGTAAATTTCAGGGCTGCTGCTTTTGCTTTCATTGCATCATGGACTGCGCGAAGATCGTTCAGGTTACCCTGTGTTTTCACTAAAGCGCGGTCATAATCGCTCACACCACCCAAGATCACAAGGGGTTCTGTTACTGGATTAATGACGCCGGTGCTTTCGGTATAAGATTCATTTATTCCACGGAAAGCAATGCCCGGTAGGGTTTCTTCCCGGTTGTATTTGTAACTGTTTGAAGACACTGGCAGAAACGGCAGGCGTTCCAATACCACTGAAGATTTTGCGAATGTTTCAATCACACCTTTCTGCAAGGGGTCTTGAGAAAGTTTTGCGGCTTCTATAATCGTCATAGTCATGATAATGTTCCTTTCATGTGTTACTGTTTATACCCTGCCGCCATTTTCTGGTGCGTGGGCAGGTCATCAATGTTTACAGTCTTTTGGTCATTTGGTCGCTTCGTGTCCAGTGCATCAACCGTCTTTGCTGCAAACAGTCCCTTTGCATTTGCATTGCGCAGCCACTTTATGAGTTGTCCAGGGGGTAAGTCGGGAACCAGTTCGCGCATATCTTCGGGCACATCCTGCTTGAGTTCGTCTGCGACCTGCTGTAACTCTGCTTTGCTTGACTTCAGTTTTTCATTCACTTCATCGAATCTATGCTTGGGTATCATGTTTACATTTTGCTTGTCATCACTGGACTTATCATTGTTTCCGCTTTTATCGTCATCGTGGACGGCTTGGTCTTGATTCTGATCTGACATTGTTGCTCCTTTTTACATCTGGGTTGATGAATTAAACTGCTATATTTAAAGCCCTGTTTTCTTCCTGCAGTTGCATCAGAAATGAAAGGGCATCTTCACGGGTTTTAAGGTCTTTGTTTCTTTCCATGATCACATCAACAGCTGTCGCAATTCCCATTTCCAAAAGCATGTTCCATGTTTCAGCCTGTTCTTTCGGTGACACCTTGGGTGAAGGGTCATAAAAATCTATTGCAAGTGTTGCCTTCTCTGAAAGTTTTTGCTTCGGGTTGTGTACATTCCATACTGTGCGCATAAGATCGAACAGCTTTTTTTCGTAAGAACGGAAAAGCGCAATGTCATCCAAGCGCAATTCACTGAGTTCTTTGTTATCAACAATTTTTGCAACACCTGATTGCTCGGTCGGGTCGGTTGACATGCTGCCTGCAGAAAGACCATTGCTTACGCAAGCCCATTTAACCAATTTATCAATGGCTGCAAGCACCTGTTCGATTTCAGCCTGCTGCGCCTTAAAACCGATCTCACCATCTGTGGGAAGTTCAATCAATGTACCCGGGTCAACCCTGACACTGCCGCCACCGGGAGAAGAACTTTTGACATAGCCAACGCCGAAAGCTTGCATTCTCATCAAAAAAAGCAGGTCTGTTAACGCCATATTTATACTTTCCTGCAGGCTGATAATGTCATCTCCACCACCTAACCAAAACTGGCTGCCGGTCGGCATATAGTCAAAAACTGGGATAAAGGGAAGCACCCGGTAAGGGTTCGGCTGCTCATCAAGGATGCTACCCCGGTAGTCCAGACGCTGAAACGTGTCAGCTGTCCAGAGCGAATACTCAATGTCTTCAATTTTGTTGCTGCTGCCGTAGTCTGTGATCAGAATCCGCTGTAAATCCTCTGGGCTGTCCCCGGTTTCAATATCCAAAATGTTTCCGCAAAGCAGGTCAAGGTCAATATGATCATTTCGCCATACGGGACGCAGCAGGATTGTTTTTAGCAGTTTTGTGTACCTGCTTGCCTGTTTCATTTTCAAATCGAGACTGCACTGCTCCGTAATGGTCTGGTAAATTTCAGCATCTCTGTCTGTTCCATCAACCGTGCGGGAAGGGGGTTCCCGGTAAACTTGAGAAAGGTTGTTGATGATCTTCTTTACAATGTTCAGTTCTACCTGAACCATGTTTGAAGGGTCACTAAAAAGAGTATCAAGCTGCTCGCTTAAACGGTCAAGCTGCTGATCGTGATAGAATGAAATGCGCTTTGTTGTTTCTTCTTTCCGTTCTTTGTTCGCAGTGGATTCAATTTCAAAATTAAGTTTGCTGAAAAGCCCGGGGATTGCCGATTGAAAAAGCATATGTTTGCTCCAATAAAATTGTTCTCACTAATTCCTTATCAAAAAATTTTGATCTCGCAAGGATAATATAGGTATAATCTATATTATATATTGTTATATTCTATCTCATGCTGCCTGATAAATTTTCGCCCCGGCAACCTTGACTTTGCTGATAAAGAACTCAGCGATGTTGATTTCGGATTCAGGACGGAATCTTTTATATTCCTTAAACATGGATTTGACTTGATGATATGCCCGGCATTCATCAGAACAGAAGGGCACGGAATCACCACCCATTAAAAAGCAAATGTTTCTTCTGATCGTTTTATTGTGACACTGAATGTTTCCCATCACGTAAAGATTAAGCACTGTTTCCCGGGTTGCATAGATTGACCAATTCAAACTGTATACCCTATCATCCTTAAATTTCTGGGAAGCATGACCGAAGGACACCCGGTCTGCTTTGGTGATCTGGTAAATGAATGTGGACATTTCCGATTGCAGGTCTTTGTAATCTTCTGGGAAGTGCAACCTGCCCTCCGCAGCAATGCGCCTGAACTCAGAAAAGCTTGTTTTCTGAAGGGTGCTTGTTGCGGTCACAAGCTCATTAGTGATTCCCTGCTCAGTCAACCAATTCCCGATCTCTGACACCTCATAGTTTTCAAGAACCACATTGTTCAGACTATACCTTTCGTTATCCCGAAGGATTGCCTTTTTGATGAGGTTAGCAGATGCGTTAAAAATCTTCTCCTGATTCAGAATATGATACTCTGGTTCACCATGTTCCGGGCTTGCAACTTTCAGGGTTACAGTCCAGATCGTTGCGTCCTGATTAATGCTCCACGGTTTTGAACGATCAAGCCCGCCACCTATGACGTATTTACGCCCATGCGTAATTGACTCTATGTCTTCAACCGGGCATCTGTAACGTGTCTTACACAGTGCGATAACCTCAGAGGGGAACAGTGCGTTCTTTGCGTCCGATCTCTGCCCTAGAATGTCGCGTTTGAAATCGGCAGGAAGGGAAGTACGCTCTAATCGCTTTGCCTTTAAACGGTCTATCCACGGGGGTGCTGATTCGCAGTAATGGGCAAGGTCACGGTAATGCACATAATTACACAAGATAGACGGGTCAAGGTCGGCTTCCCGCTGCAGTGAATGAACATGACCATCCGTTTCATCCACATTGCTATCTATGAAGCACAGACTGCCTTCTGAATCAAGCAGGGCAGCCTGCAGTGCATTCCACTGCTCTAGGGTCGGTGCTGCATGGAAATCAGACACCCAAAGCAGGTTTAGCCGATCACCAAAGGCTGTTGCTGCCGTCTGCCCGGTTATTCTCTGGATAACGTTGCCTTTCTCGGGTAACCGTATTTCATACTTTAAAAGGTTTTCTTCTTTGACAAGTTTAAGCAGCTTCTTTGTATGAGTTATGATACGAACAAGAAGATTGTACTGTGTCCTTCGGGTATGGTCTTCCCCATTGCTTGCCAGTTGAACAGTAAAGTTTTCTCTGGTACTGAATAGCCATAACACTATTAAAGCGAATACAACCGTCTTACCGTGCCTTCTCGGTTGGATATTGAGTGCTATGCTGTGTTTAAAGTTGCCCTGTTCATCTGCTTCAAGAACCCGGGCAATGAAAGCCTTCTGCTCATCCGTGGGCGTGTACACTTCATACTTCCCGCCCCGGGTCAAGATCATCGGTTCAAAGTCTTTTAACCAAGCGTAAAATGCATCCGGGTTGTTCTGCTTCCAAAACGTTTCAGGCTTCGGCTTTGTTGCTGTAAACTTCCCGGCTTTATCTCTGACGGCATGTAACCGGGCTGTGTCCCGCTTACGTTTCGGTTGTTCGTTCTTTTTCTTTTTCATGGCTTTCCTTGTTAAAGTCCCGTATTTAGTCACAACACTAAATTTTGTATTCTTTAAAACCCCTATAAAGAAAGAGTCAAATGCTTATGCGCATTGGACTGTCTGTCCATTCCTGTCCCATTTGGGGCAATGCAGGACAGGTTTGCTGCTGCCGATCTGTCCCGGACAGGTGGACATGCACACCTTTTTTTCTCATTCCTGTTGTCACCTATTTTCATTTTTACATTTCTTTTACGTTTACTTTTCCAAATCTGTTCTTATCTTTTAAAAACAAACAAAATTGCTTCATAAGGGCACATGAACAACCCCCCTCGCGTTCTGTGCCCTTTCCCTCCCCTCATTCTCCCCATTTCTGTTCTCTCGCCCACATATTACCGTAAACATCAAGACCGTTTTCCTTGCACGCCAGTATCACAAATCTTTGCAGCATTGCTTTGTCAATCCACCGTTTACTGCAAAGATGCACTATCCAATGTGTAATCTTCGGGTATGTGTCGCACCTGTTCAGGGCAATACGATAATCTTTTCCAAAAACAATATGCTTTCCCTCAATTCTGCATTTTCTCTGCAGCTGCCGTTCTTCTTCTTCAATGTCTGCAATATGCTGTGATATATCCAGAACCGCATTTGACTTTTCTGTCATGCTGTTTTCCTTTCCAGATGAATTAATAACTGTTGAAAGTTGAACGGGTGTCCTTACAGGACACACACGTTCATTCAACTTTTTTTCACTGTTTAATATTGAATGCCACCCCAAGGAATTACATGCACTTAGCACAGAAAGTTGAACGGAGTTGAATACCCCTATTGAATTAGGTGTTGAATGCAAAAGTTGAATGGTTTTCATCATAATTCACCTTCGATGAACATATGTCCGCTCTGGGTAAGCTTGCCACGGTCTGTAAGGAAACCGTCTTTTACGGCTTTACGTTTAGCATGTGATACATTGCTCGGTGTTACTCCCAGTGATTTTGCAATCTCGTTTCCCGGTACTCCATCAGAAATAAGTCGTAATATTTCTTTCTTGGTATCTTGCGCAGCATTACTGAAAGTCCATTCAAGTCGTCCGTCCTGATTAAGCTGCAATTTAAAGGACGTGTTTTTGATCTGGTTTAAATGCTGTGTGCGAACCCGGGACTTGCTGAAGTTCACCACGAAACTGCAACCATCTTCCGGGTTGTAATCTGGGGGGTGTTTCAAAATTAAAGCAGTGTCAAGATTGTCTTCCCGAGCTGATGTTCCTCGCTGCGCGCCACCTTTTCCCGTGTGGTGCAGCAGAATGGTTGAGATGCCTGCGAACCGTAACTGAAGCAACCATTCATTTATCGGTGACCAATCTTTCTTTGAATTTTCGTCTATTCCCGGACAGAGTGAAGCAAGGTTATCAATCACCCACAATTTGATATGTCGGGCAGTCAGGATTGATTGCATTTTCTTTCGCCAAGTCTCTGAAAGCAGGTTTGCCCGGGGCAGTCCAAGGTAATTTGCATAAGCGTCAGAATATACATATAATGGGCTTTTCTTTTCACCTGATAAGACAAGCTGCTTTTGCCTGTCCTGAACGTCTTCAGCTGACATCTCTCCATCGAGGTATAGCGTTGCTACAGAGTTCTCGAATTTCCAATTGCCGAAGTCCTGCCCTCTGGATACCGATTCAAGCAACGAAAGTGCAAACCACGTTTTGCCCGTTCCTCTCCAACCTACAACCATTGCAATTGATTGTTCGGTCAACCACGGTGAAAGCAGGGTTTTTCTCTTTGGAATCTCGATAGATGCAAAAGTATCTGCTTCAACAATCACGTCCTCAAGAGTCATCTTCTTCGGTGGTTCATACGGTTTTGCTTCTGCAATCAGTGCCTGCAGCCGTTCTGCTGCTTCGGAATGGTCATATTTGCTGATGTAGTCGGACACATCACCCTTACTGGGTAGATCGGGCAGTTCAAGCCACTTTAGGCTTTCTGCCTTTCCCTGCAGATTCTGAGCGATTTTCAGCATGAATTCACCTCCTTGCTTGTCATTATCAGGAATCAGAACAATATCTTTCCCGGCAAGGGTTTCCGTGTATTCGTCACGCCATTGGTTTGCTCCCCCGGGTGCAGTGGTTGCTACAATTCCCAGAGACATGAGATTGTCACAGTCCTTTTCACCCTCGACTAAACATACCTTCTGTGAGCGGAGCACATCGGGTAATCGGTAAAGAACGCGTCTGCATCCGTTCAAATTCCAGTTGTAACCACCTTTGCCATCTGGTACACGTTGCCGGAAACCTTTGGGATTCATCCGCAGCACTTCAAATAACTTGTTTCCTTCCCCGTCAACGTAACTGTAAATTTTTTCAATTTTCGGTTTGACCTTCTCAACCTCAATTCCAAAGTCAGCACAAATCCCTTTCAGGATTTTTGGAAAGTCCCGCCGAGTATCCAGTGAATGCAGCTTCGCATAGAAATGGAAGGCATGTCCCTTCTTCCCGCAGCCATGGCAAAAATACTTCCCTGTTACATTGTTGAAACTGAAGGAAGGTTTTTGATCGTTATGAAAGGGGCAAATGCAGTTATACTCATCCCCGCACGAACATTTAATATCTGGAAGGTACTTCCCAAAAAACCTCTTATAATTTCCGCTGAAGTATTGTTCTATTGCTTCCTTCATTAAGCAGTCCCACGACTGAACCAGATCGCACCTACAAGAAGGGCAGTCCATCGTATTGATCTCCAAAGGCAAGTCAGTGCTGCCCTGGGGTTGCGGTCATAGCGTAAACATGCATATGCTCCTTGAAGGTTAATTTGAATACGCTTTTTCAAATCTTTTCGAGTCATGAATTTTTCTCCTTTCTGAATTGCTCAATCGAAAGCCCGGGACTGTCCATTAACCACACCTCTACTTCCTCTTTTATAAAAATTAGTTTACGCCCGCCTGCATACCTGTAAGGAATTGCACGCCTGCTCACAAGCTTTCTGATTGCTTGCTCACTGCGCTTCAAAAAATCTGATGCTTCAGCTATCGTCAGAATTTGCATAAAACATTCTTGTTGTTATATTTACCATACAATATGGTAACTAAGGTTAAAAAAAACTACTCCTTTTCTTCTGTGACGATCTGGCTAATGTCAAGAATCAGGGTTTCCCGGGAAACTTCATCATTCCAGTTTTTTATATCCCTGAAAAATTTGTTTAGTGTTGTGTCGTTAAAAGCAAAGGAGTATTCCAAAGCTTCTTCTGGCTCGCTTGGGTACTTTTTACGAACAGTATCGGTTATTATGTTTTTCTGTACGATAAGAAGCAGCCTCTTGTTAAAGGACAAAGAAATACTTTTCATTTCCTCAATGGCTTTTTTGATCGCTATAAGGGGGACTCCCCATGTAAGCAGTTTTCTAAGCACCTTCAACTCGATCAGATTCCTGTTAGAATAGAGCCGTTCTCTGCCCTTGCCCGGCTCGTTTCTTATCTCAGGAATAATAATTCCCTCATCATCGTAACACTGAACGGTTCTTGCAGCTATTCCCACTTTTTTTGCCAGTTCTTTTCTGTTGAATACTTTCATTTTGATTTCTCCTAGTTACCAATTATAATGTTTATGTTGTCATGATGTATGTTATCTATAACTCATAGTATCACAGAAATTCAACCGCGCAAGGATATTTTTTAAGATTTTTTTATGTTTTTTTAAAGGGGATTACTGCATCAATTCTGGTAATTTAAAACTTGATTTGAATAATAAAATGAGCTAATCATTTTAATTGATTATTTATGAAGACCGAATCAGAATACCCCGTCCTGTGGACGGGGATGAATGGTTCAATCAATATTAAATGCCTTTAGAAATCGTGGTGGCGATAGCCATGAATTTGGCTTAATGCCCCGCCTTGTAGGCGGGGATAGTCAAATTCAAGCGATTTCTTTACTAAAAGAGGGGGGGGTATCATGTCTGACTTCGATATAAAAAATTTTAAAAACTTTCGTCCTGCCCGTATGTTGTGCCAACAATGCAAATCACTTATTTCAACACCATTTGAAAAAGTAGAGGGCGAAGATTATTATAAGTGTCCAGTTTGTAAAGTAAAATACTTCCCTACTGATGAATATGTAAGGGCGGAGGATTATTTGTCAGAAATGGGATATGGTATCAGTTTTGATGATCTTATGGGACATGCACAAAGATTAGCCCGAATTGCTTCTATGTTAAATACGTCTGACTTTTTAGGGAGAAGAACTCCACCCATGAAAATACTTATAGAAGCATTAAATCAAGCCCAACAATTCGTACATTTTGTTACATACGGAATAAGCGATCTTCACATAGGGCTAATAAAAATGGTGGCAAATCGCATAAATGTTCGAGGAATTATCTCAAATATTGATGATAGAAAAAGCAGAGAATTTGTTAATCATCGTGATGAAGCCCCTCTTTTAAGCATTCGAAGATACGGTGTTAATGCAGATTGTAAAATTGTTCCACACCAAAAAATTATTATTATTGATGGTTTGTTAGCTTTTAAGGGATCAGCAAATCTTACCTTAAATTCATGGCGTAAAGCAGGCAATGACAGAGACATTATTGAAACAGAAACAAATATAAAAAAGGTTATTGAACTGAACAATCGCTACTTTTCATCTATTTGGAAACAGGAAGCCTCTTATGGTACTGAAATTGAAATGGCTTCTTGTCCTTTTTGA